GGTTTCAATTCTTTGACAATCAAACCCTCTCGTCTTGCAATTTGAATTATAGATAACTGATACCCTGCTTTTTCTATACCGACATATTGTAAATCGTGTTCTTGTATTTTTTGTTTTATCTTAGGTATTATGTCTGGTCCCTCTAATCTTTGCCTTACCATATCTATAAGAATTAATTTATTATTTGGTGTTTTACCTAAACAGGCAATAACAGTATAGTCTGCGGTTTCTTTTGTAGATGTGGCTAGATCAACAGTAGCATATTTCATTAAATCACTATCAAATACTTTTTCTTCGCCAATTGTCCACTCGATTTTATCTTCGTAGTAACCATTGTTATTCATCACAGTTACAACTTCTTTTTTGGCTACATTTATCCAATCTTCTTTAAATATTCCACCAGAAAACTCTACAAACTTTGCCTCATATTCTTGTGAATATAAATAGCTACCTATTTCTTCTTTTGCAATATCTAATTCAGATACAGGCACAAATGGGTTTGTATGTGTTGGTAATTGCCACCTTTCCCAATCAGGCAATTTTTCAGCTTTATTATATATATCTTCAAACCAATTAAACCCTTTTGGTGTAGATATAAACAATGCACCACCCTGTCTTTCAGTTAAGGTTGGTCTAATTACCTCTGCCCACACATTAGGTTTCATAAAGGCACACTCATCTAATACAACAAAATCAAGTCCTGCACCTCTTAATCTATCTGGATTGTCTGATGATCGAATCGAAACCATGCCACCAGTTGGCGTAATAATTGTTTTTTCTGATTCTTTTACTATTGTTCCATATTCTATACCAATATTTCTTAAATCTTTCCAACCCTCTAAAGCCATTGCGTATGTAGGTGCAATCCACCAAGCCCTACCACCTGTCCATGCTTTTTCTAAACATAACCACACACCAAGTCTTGTTTTACCCCACCTACGACCTGCTGATAAGACCTTAAACCTAGAATTAGATTGTGCAACTTGTTTTTGGCCTTCATGTAATTGAGGTAAGGTTACAACAAATTTCTTGTTATACCCTATATCTTTTAATTCGGTTTCCATTATTTTTCTTTTTTATGGTCGCTATTTTCGTGTTTTATGAGCAATTCTTCATCTAAGTCATCTAAAATTATTTCATCAAACCATGGCATTATTCTTCTTCCTCTTCTTTCTTTGGTAACCAAGATATATGTACTCTATGCCCATCAACAATTATCCATGTCTCTTTGTCCATTATTCTTCTTCAAGATTTATAACAATCTCATTTTCTCGATCTAATTTCTTACCGTCTGACCAATTAAGCTCTATTTCTACTGGTGCGTTAGGATCACCTTGTAATTGTAATTTTTCTTTCCTACCAAATTTATCGGGGTATTTTCTTTCTAATACCCATGCGTCTGCCTGCCAATTACCGTCTTTACCTGCTTGTTCAATACGAGCCATTCTTCTAGCAATTGCAGTACCCTCTGCTGTATTGACCTGTAACCAAAATGATTTATAAGGCTCTACACCCTCTTCAGCTTTTTTACGCCACAATCTAAACGTAGAAGAATTAATACCCGCATAAGCACATGCGTGTTCTGTGTACATACCTAATCTAATGGCGTCAAGTAATCTATCAGTTAAATCTTCATCAAGTAATTTATAAGGTTTATTATTTGCCATGCGTTTATCAGTATAATACCAAAAAGCCCTACATTATGCAGGGCTTTCGGTTTTTGCGTTTCTTATTGTAAATGGTTATCTATAAATAAACCTGTAAAACCAATCATCTCTTTTTCTGCAAAATCTGTCCAATGTCCAGTTTCTGTTTGATTTGTGCCGTTTTGAGCCCCATTTTTCCAATCTCTTTTTTGCACCAACAAATAATTTTTGCCGTTTCTTCTTTCGATTGTATAATGAAATTCTGTATCAGCATGACTCTTGAATTGTTCTTGAGCCCATAAATCATAATTACTTTTTACAATTTCGATCTCGTCAAATCCAGTAGATTCTACACATTTTGTATCATTTACAAATTTTGTAAATGTTTCTAGTGTAAATGGCTCATGTTGGTAATCTGCAAACGCAATAAATTGCATTAAGGCTTCACCTAAACCACCTTTTATATAACCGTCATGATGTTTATAAAATGATAAATAACCACCTTCTGGCTGTTTTACAGTTATTGTTGCTCTTGTTGACATTTTGTTTCCTTTCTCTATGTCTTATATATACATATTAGGCCAATATTTATTTACTTGTCAATCTTAGATTAAAATATATTTACCCCCTACGAGCTGCAATTTAGGGGGCGTATACACTAAGGGGCATATTAAGTGTGATACTTACATGTATAGTGACTAACATACATGTATCTATTATTATACTGTTCTTTTATATAATTTAGTATAAATCTTTTATTTTGCGATTCATTGTAAGGTAAAAAGAATTGTAATTGTGATTCAGGCCCTACATTTTCTTTATCTTTTACCTTTACTACGACCAATCGATCTCTAAAGTCTTTGTTATAGGTTTTTATTCTTTTATCTATATCATCTACCCAAGTCATAGTCCAAATTCTTTTTTTAGATTCTTTATATATTCGTGCCTCTCTTCAGGTGTTTTATTATTCCACTCTTCGTTCTCACGATTACTAGCCAAATCTTCAACAATAGGGTTGCTAAACACCAATTCTTCTGAAACTACACCATTATTTAATTTATACATGTACAAATCTGATTTATGTTTACAAGTTTTTAATTTACATTGTTCACCGATATAGCGTTTCTTAGCGTATTTTTCTTCATGTTCTTTGTTTAATTCACTAATTCTATTTCGTGCTGATAAACCAGTTTCTGCGATTAAATCAAGAACACAATGCCACCTGCCGTCTGATAATATTTGTTGTATTGTTTCTGCGTAACTCATATTGACTCTAAAATTTCCTTGCATAATTGTTTTGGTACCTTAGCCTTTTCAAATGAATTTGCCATGCCCTGTGTGCCTGTTCTCGATCCTCTTGGTGCTGATACATGACAAATATCACCATTTTTGCATATTGGTTTAGGTATCCAATTTAGATTTGTCCAAATGTCTGTTGGTTTCATGCGTTCTTCGCCGTACTGGCAATATGTAACTGTTTTTCTTGGTAAGTCTTTCATGATTTCTAATTTTCGTAATTTGCCTCTAGGGTTTTCAATAAACCAATATTTAGGGCCAAGATAATCAATTATTTCTATTGTTCTTCTTACAAGTGTTACACCAAGTATTGCCTCATTGGTTTTTGGTGTATGGTCTTTATTCCAATGGTGGCCAATACTAGATACACTAAAATATTTACATGGTGGGCTAGCCCATATTACATCTATTGGTGGTAAATCTTTTGGATTAAATAGCAATATATTTTCAATATGATCAATTTTTTCAAAGGCGGTATCATCTGCAAAAGCCTCACCATTGTCTACAGTTATAGTTTCATAACCATATTTTTTTGCCTCATCTGAAAAACTACAACTACCTGCAAATAATTCCAACAATATCATCTTTTTGTACCGCGTTTTGGAAACCAACCCTGCGTTAATGCCTGTTCCAATACTGGTTTTGGAATTGCAATCGCCTCTTCAACATTATCAGTTTTATATACAATAAAAACCATTTCAACATTAGAGCCGTCCTCATCAGGTAAAAAACCAAATTTGCCCTCGCATGTTTCTTCATGTGGTATACCTTTCTTGTGAATTACCTGTGTCCATAAAAGCGTATTTTCATTAGCTTGCCAAACGCCCTCTGGTTGATCTTCTAATTTACTCATTTGTACACATATTGTCTGCGTGTAATACTTCGCCCTCTTGCATTCTTTCAATCCAGTTGGTGTTGATCTCTGGTGTTTCTTCAAAATTAAAACCAAGCATGTGTGCAATTTTTATCGCACCATTACCAAATATGCCTGCAAATGCAAATACAGAAAGCATTAAAAATAACAATCTAAAAAATTCTATTCCCTCAGCACTCATTTTTTACCCTTTCTCTTTTTCTGTAAGTCTTTAAAAGATTTTTTAATGTCATCAACAGAGTTAATTTCTGAAATATCTTTGCGTATTTCATTACCGTCCATGTCCATAAATACTATATCAGGCATTAGAAAGGCCTTTCTACAAATTGAGCCCTCGCAGAATCATCTTGTAAGTCTGCAATATCAATCTCTTGTATGTGTCTTGTTACCCTGTTGTTTATTTCTTTTAATGTAGAGATTCTTTCTGTATGTCTTGCGAATTCAATTGTTCCGCAATCTTTTATTCTTTTTTGTTTATATGTCTTTGTTTCTTCTATTAAAGATTCTAAACATTTTTTAATATCTTCTACTGCCTCTTGTGGCGAAGGGCATGATCTATATTTATGCCCTTTTGGTAGTATTCTTTCTTGTGTCATTTTTTACCTTTCTCTTATTTTAATTTTATTGTGTGACTTTTTTTCTGCCATACGCAGGGTTTTCTATAAAACAAAATCTGCATATTGCTTGATATTCATTTATATTTGCATTAAATAGAGTGTGTGCTGTCTTTCTGTGTAATGGTCTATTACAATCTATGTTCTCGCAATTACCCTCTATGTTTGGATTATCTGACATTTATAAACCTCGTGCTCTTCTGTCAGCATTAATTTTTGCAACCTTTTGTTGCATTTTTCTGTTCCAAAGAGCTTTGCGTTTTGCAAGCATTTGTTGGTGTCTAAAATTTGCCTTTGCCTCTTCTCTTGAAATTGTCATTTTTAAGCCTTTCTCTATATTTCTTATATAAGAATATTAGGCCATTTATTAGTTA